TCTGACAGACAAACAGTTTACCGCCTCCACTTGACAATATAAATATTCCATGATACAATGATAGTATCGCTCAGGGTAATCGGGGTGCACACCTCTCCGTCTAGTTGTCCTTCAGCTGGATTACTTTCCGTGCATACTCATACCCCGAAAAATGATGTGGCCCAGCCGAAGTTGTCTGGGCGATACCTTAACATGGAGACATAATGACAGACCTTAAAATAGACTTTTCCGAAGAAGAACAATCCCAAGAAGTTTTGAATCCAGATACACCCAAGGCCATGGGTGGTACAGAACTAATACAAAAATGGCTATTCAGTAGACTTGACCCTGAGTTAAAAGATTTCTACCAATGGATTGCTTCTCGAAAAAGAACCTTAGAAGATAAACCTAGATTGTTTTGGGTACATGATTTGGCTCAAGACCCAGAGGTTGAATTTCTCAAAGACCACAAGAACATGCTTGACTTTGAGAAAATTATTTTTGTTTCACACTGGCAACAATATCAGTATGGTGTGTATCTTGGTGTTCCCTATGACCATGGCGTTGTGATTCAACATGCTATCGAACCTATCCCAACTCATGAGAAACCAAAAGATAAAGTTAATTGTGTATATTTCAGCACACCACATAGAGGACTAGAACTTCTGCTTGAGGCATGGACTCTGATGAAGGATAAGTATGCATCTGAGGCTGTAGATGCTGCCGAGTTGAATATATTTTCTAGTTTCAAGATTTATGATAGACCGCACATGGACGAACAGTTCAGGCATGTGTATCAAAAAGCCAAAGACATGCCACAAGTGAACTACTCTGGTTCTGTTTCAAACGATGAGATTAGGAGTAACTTAGAAAATATGCACATACTGGCATATCCATCAACTTATATGGAGACTGCCTGTATTACTGCATTGGAGGCCATGAGTGCAAAGTGTTTGTGTGTTTTACCAAACCTTGGTGCTCTAGCTGAAACTTGTGCAAACTTTGCCTGGATGTATAACTATGAACCGAATCCAGACAGACACGTGCAAGTTCATGCCCATATCCTGTCTAAAGCAATAGACAACTATTGGGCAGATGAAACTCAAAGTCTTCTGAATGTCCAGAAGAATTACTTTGATATTTTTTATAATTGGGACTTGCGAATTAATCAATGGAACTCGTTCTTGAAAGGTATGAGAATGGGTATTGAAGAGAGAAATAATGATTCTACTTGATTTCTCCCAGACCATGATTGGTACTTTCATGGCTATGGGAAAGGGTAGTGTGGTTGTAGAAGAAGACCTTTTACGCCACACAGTATTAAACACAATCAGACAGTACAAACATACACACCGCCATATCTACGATACTGGTGGTCTTGTTATATGTTGTGATTCGTACAAGAATTGGAGAAAGGAATCTTTTCCAGAGTACAAAGCGAATCGGAAGAAAAGAAGAGCAGAGGATGACACAGATTGGCAATCTCTGTTCGATTTTCTACACCAGATGATTGAAGACCTTCGCAACTACTTTCCTTACAGAGTAATGAAGGTGGATGGTGCCGAGGCTGATGATATTATTGCTGTATTGAATGATTATGTGGCAACAAATCCAACTCTTATCATCTCAAGTGATAAAGATTTCATACAGTTGCAGAAGTTTCAAGGTCTGGAACAATGGTCGCCTTTGACTAAGGACTTTGTAAGAGGTAATCCAGAAGAATCACTTTGGGAAAAATGTATCAAGGGTGATGTTGGAGATGGTGTGCCAAACATACTATCATCCGATGATACTCTGATTACAGAGGGTAAACGGCAGCGGCCAATATCCAAAAAGAAGATGGAGTTGTGGAAAACGGATAGGTCTTCATGGACTGATGAGATGCACAGAAACTTCAATCGTAATGAAACGATGGTGGATTTGTCAAAAACTCCAGAATCAATTCGTATAAATATAATCAACCAGTACAAAGAGCAGACCCCGCAACATGGTAGGCTCATGGAGTACTTTGTTGAGAAACGATTGAAAAATTTAATGGAACATATTGAAGAGTTTGAATAATGGCTATAGGTTTCCCAATAATCTTTTCAGAGATAGACAAGGCTAAAAGTCAAAAAGAGAAGAAAGAATTACTATTAAAGTATAAGTCGGCTCCATTGATGGAGATACTTAAATATACTTTTCATCCCGAAATCAAATTCCTGCTTCCGCCAGGTGACCCACCATACAAAACAGTAGTTGACGATTCAGAGAATCCAACCTACTTGTATGGTCTTCTGAGGAAGTTGTATTTGTTTGTTGAGGGTGGAAATCCAAATCTCAAACCAGCAAGGAGAGAGTATTTGTTTATTGAGTTATTAGAGAGTGTCCATGACCAAGAGGCACAACTTCTTCTGCAGATTAAAGACAAGAAGATAAAGTGTAGAGGTCTGACATATAAATTAGTAAAAGAAACTTTTCCAGAATTGATTCCGTGAAGAACATTAAATCTTTAGAAGACAGGATTATCAATATAGTAAGAACTTCTGATGGAGTTAGGAGTTCGGAGGAAGCTGAACTTCGGCATTTGGATATGAATGGTACAGAGCCCAGAATGATTAAGGTGGTTCTTGCCAAACAATTTGGAGTTCAACTTGATTTAGTATGGGATGATTCGATTCAAGCATTCACTACAGATATTGGTGGAATGACTTGGACTTCAGATTTTGATTACAAGGATTACGTGGCCACGCCATGGGAATCCGGCAAATATTATGTAAGAAGCTCACGCCGAAAATAAAACTTCCTTAGTGTAAACCCGATAAAAAGAGGAATATGAAGCAATTCATCCTAATGTTGGGCCTCGTTTTATTGACTGCAACTAGTGTGAATACAGCCCAAACAAACGAGATATGGGTGCCACCAATTATAGATAATTGGGTTCCAGGCATCTACAAAGAAGAAGTGGCAAGTGGAACTGCCGAGATGGTAACCATGAATGACCATCTTAAAAACTTAGAACCAATGATAGACCCAAAGGAAAAAGAGTGTCTGGCAAAAAACATCTATTTCGAGGCAGCAATAGAATCAACTGCAGGAAAGATGGCTGTGGCACAGGTGACAATGAACAGAGTCAAGTCGCCACGTTATCCAGACTCAATCTGTAAAGTAGTCTATCAAGGTAAACATCACTCAAATGGTTTTCCAGTAAGAGACAGATGCCAATTTAGTTGGTACTGCGATGGAAAAGGTGATGAACCAAGACCCACCAAAGCATGGAGAGATTCACAAGATATAGCTGAATATGTCATTCGTACACCAAGTCTGATAGATATTACAGATGGTGCTACTCATTATCATGCAGATTGGATGAAAAAATTTCCAAAGTGGGCATATCAGAAAAAGAAATTGGTAAAGATTGACACACATATATTCTATAAAAAGAGAGGAAGTTTCAATTTTTAACTTGACAATCTGACAGTCCCATGTTATTATATTCTTGTAATGATGATTGAGTAACCCTATTGCGAAAGATGAATATGGAACATAGTTGGCTTTCAAGAAACGAATTAGTTGATGAATGTGCAGAACTGAGGATTGAAAACTCAGAACTGCGAGAAGAAATTGCAAGACTGCGAGAAGGTCTTAGAAGAGAATATGAAGAGGGATACCGATTTGCAAAGGATGAGGACAGACTCGTTGCTGAGGCTGTAGAGTCATTCGTATGAGTTATCTTGATGATGTTGGAGTTCGTAAAGAATTCTTTCTACGACTTGAACAGAAATTCGACAAAGTGGGACAGGATGGTGCACCATATTCAGTGCATAAACTTGTGAACAGGAATGGTGTCAAGGCTATGTTCTATCGTTACAGTACTAAAGAAGATATTACAGTTCAAGAGAAAGACTGTATCTTGGTGAAGGCAACTGTAAAAGAGCATCGTGTGTATAAAGAAGAACCTGAAACATATCTCAATCGTGTAGTATTACTAAAAAATGTAGGGTCAAAGTGAATATATTCGTTTTAGACGATTCTCCTAGAGAATCTGCAGTAGCACACTGCGATAAGCATGTGTGTAAAATGATGATAGAATATGCTCAGATGTTATCTACAGCCCATCGTGTTCTTGATGGTGATGAGGTAATATCTGAGTCTTTGTATAAAGTGGCTCACAAGAATCATCCTTGTACGATATGGACTCGTACAAATAGGAGTAACTACTTGTGGCTATTTCGTCTATGGAAAAATCTTTCTATGGAATATACTGAGAGATACGATAGACTGCATTTGTCTTGGACAAAGTTAAATAAGTATCTACAGTTTACACCAAAAAATATTCCAGATGGTATACGGACAGAACAACCACAATGTATGCCTGATTATTGTAAAGATACAAAAGATGTGATTAAGGCATACAGAAACTATTATATCAATGAGAAGAGTAGATTTGCTGTATGGAAATCTGCCAGTCAACCAGATTGGTACAATGAAGGAGTGAGAAATGCCAACGTATGACTATAGATGTGATAATTGTGGATTCACTTTTGAACAAGTGATGTCTATATCACAAAGGAAAGTGCCAGAGGGTAGGTGTATGGAATGTAATGACGGCAATGTTCGTCAAGTGATTGGGACTCCCTATTTTGCCTATGACAACATTTCATCGCCAGGTCATTTGAAGAAAACTCCAGGCTGGATGAAGGACAAACTAAAAGAAGTTAAGAAGTCACAGCCAGGTGCAACAATGAATATACCAGACTGATGATGAAAACTTTTAATCATGTAGGTAATGACCTTAAAGATTTAAAAACTGAAAATATTGAAGGGAAGAGATATTATGTCACTCCTAAAGGTAATAAGTACGTTAGTATCACCTCGCTACTCGGTAACCTTTCAAAACAATCAATTATCGAATGGCGAAGGCGGGTTGGAGAAGCAGAGGCCAACAAAATTAGTAGACAGGCCTCATCGCGCGGAACCCGCGTACATAATATCTGTGAGTCGTATATCCAGAACCAAGTCGGGATATTAGAGGGTGAGTTACCAGATGCAATAGAGATGTTCAATTCTATTGTGCCACTTTTAGATAGAATAGACAACATCCATGTTGTTGAGGGTGCCTTATTTTCAGATGACTTGGGTGTTGCTGGAAGAACGGACTTGATAGGTGAGTTTGATGAGAAACTATCGGTCATAGACTACAAGACTTCCAGAAA